GCTTGCAATACACCCTCGTAAAATTCGGCGCGGATAAGGATACCGTTATCCCTTGCGGCGCGGATGAAAAAGCAGTGGGCGTGCTAATGAGCGCACCTAGCACAGCCATTGGTGAGGTTGTGGAAGTTGCAGTGGATGGCGGCGCAAAAGTAAAATGCGGCGGTGCCGTGACTTTGGGTGAATCCGTAGGCTCTATGGCAGGCGGCGTGCTCAAGGATCAAGCATCCGCATCAGGTTGGGCAATCGGCGTGGCGATGGATTCAGGTGTTTTGAACGACATCATCCCAATCCTCATTGATCGTCATATCGTTCCATAATTTTGAAATTTAAAACAAGAAAGGTAAAAACAAAATGAGTCAAAATAAAGCAATTGTTGATAAATTACTCCAAAATGTTTCCAACGGATATTTTCCCGAGGGGCACATTGCGGATAAACTTTTTCCTGAATTGATCGTGGATCAATATACGGGGCTTATCGGAAACTATGGGATGAATCACATCCGCATCGAATCCGATTTGCAAACAGGTATCGGCGAGGCAAAGCGCGTGACACCAACCAAACGCGGTTCAACCACTTACAACGTGGAATCTCATGCGCTTGAGGGCATCGTTTCTGAGCGTGATTATGCAAACGTGGAAAATCCATTTGATGCAGAATCCGATGAAACTATGGGGCTCACTACTTTGATCGTGACTAACAAAGAAAAAATCCTTGCGGATAAACTCTTTGATACTGCGATCATCACCCAACAAACAACTATGACAGGCGGCGCAGGCTTGGAATATTTCAGTGATTATGTTAACTCTGATCCACTTAAACATTTCAAAAATGCTCACAACGGCGTGCTTGATGGTTGCGGTAAATCTGCAAACGCGGCAGTGATGAGTAAAAAAGTGTTTAACACTTTGAAATATCACCCTGCAATTCTTGATACCCTCGGTTTCAAGTATAACCAAATGGGCACCCTTTCTGAGGCAGACATCATGAAAGCACTCGATGTGCAATTCCTTTACATCGGTGATGCCGCTTACAATTCCGGCAAGGAAGGTCAAGCGGATGCACTTTCACAAATTTGGGGCAACTCAATTTTGTTTTATGTGAAACCTCAAGCGGCTGCAAAATACCAAACCGCATTTGCTTATCAAGTAAAAATGCGTGGTAAGAAAGAGCGCGGCGTTTACAAGTACAATCCAAACAATCCGGTGAATGCAACGGCAATCATCGTGAAAGATGACTACTCGTTTGAGTTTGTTAACGTAAAAGCAGCGTACTTGCTCAAATCTGTATTGCCTTAATTGGCTTTGATTTTTCAACCGCCTCAATGCCCTCATTGAGGATCATTGGGGCGGTTTAGTTTTTTTTTGCGGTGACTTAAACTCCCGCAACCACATGGCGGGGCACAGGCTGAAAGATAAAGCTTGAGATTAAAAAACAAGAGCGATTCACACCAAATGCCCCGCCTATTTTTTTTTAAGGAATCAAATGAGTTATTGCGAAAAATCAGATATTGAGGCGGAATTTAAAGCAACAATTTTTTGCTCAACTTCCGCAATCACTCCCGCTCAACTCATTGAGTGGATTGAGCAAGAATCAAACTATATCGATGCGCGCATTGGTGTGAGATATACAACGCCAATCATTAGCTATAATTCACCCAAATCGTTTTCACTTTTAAAAAGAATTTGCCTTTTCCGCGTGAGTGAGCGCGTGAAAAATAAGTTGGAAGTAAAAAGCAATGTTTCTCAAAAGGATTCCGAGGAAAAATATATTGAGAATTATGTGCGCACTCCAAATGATGATTTGGCGGCGATTGCAAAAGGTACTTTGCTTTTGAGTGATGCTACTTTGATCAATACCCAAGGCGCGGGCGTTTCCTCGTTTACTTCCGATTTGTGCAACCCTCATCTATTCGATGTAAGAAAGCAGCAATGGTGAGTAAATGGCATTAGGGCGCACCAAACTTTTCACGGTAAGCATCAAGAATGAGGCGGAATTTCAACGCTCTATTCGGGATGCTATTGCCATCACAAAAGATTTGAGCCCTGCTTTCAAACTCATTGCAAAAGATTTTTACCGCTCAGAAAAAGCAATTTTTAGATTGAAAAGCGCGGGTGGATACCCTGATTTTCAAGGCAAGAAAATCAAAGACATAAGAGCCTCAAAAAAAGGCTCACGTTGGGATAATTATACGCCCTATCAAAAACTCAAAGAGCAAAAATATGGCTATAAAAAAGGCTATCCGCTTTTAAAACTCACGGGCGCGCTTGAGGCATCCGTCACCAATCCTGATGACGGGCACGCAATTTTAGAGATTGGAAAAACCTCTTTGATCATCGGCACGTCAATCCCTTACGCCGTTTTTCACAATTCGGATAAGCTCCCACGCACCAAAATCCCGATGCGCAAATTTTTATTCATTGCCCCTGAAACCCGCACGGCTGATCCGCAATTAAATGGGCGATTGGCACGATGGCGCGGGATTTTAGAAATGTATGTTTTCCGCTCTTTGGGCGGCGTACTTCCAACAAAGGAAAAACCTGCAAATGTTTGATGTAGAAACTTTTTTCACTAAATTTTATTTAAAGATGAAAGAGCAATTGAATCTCAAAATTGCTGCGATCAATACAGAAAAAGGTGATGAACTTTTAACCAATATTGCTGATGAGGCTTGGATTTTGATGAGCCTAAACGATAAAGTCAAAAACTTTATTGACTTTGCATTTGGTCAAATTGACAACGTAAAAACGGTTGCAAACGGGCGCGATGTTTCCAAAGAAATCACTTTAGAATTTGATTTATTTATTGCCGTGAGAAATGATGGATTAGATGCAAACGGAATTGATAAAGATGAATTGCGAATTTTAAGATATTGGCGCGCCCTTGAGGAAGCGGCAAAAGAGGCTTGGAATAAAGTTGGGGTTGGATATGGAAAAAGTGAAATCGAAAGTCTCACCCCAATTGACATCAAACTTACTGATTCAGCCCATCAACATAAGTTGTGCGGTATTTCGGTTTCATTTACAATTAACGGATAAACGAAAGGAAAAATAAAATATGAGTTTGTCAAAATCAAGAGTGGTGTTTGGTGTGCATCAGGTTACTGCGGTAAACCGCACAACGGGTTTGCCTTATGGCACGGCGTTTGTGGTGCAAGGATCAACTTTCAAAATGGAAGGTGACACCGTGGAATTGCGCGGGGGCTCCAATAAATTTGCAGTTGCAATCGAGGATGGCGATATCAATGCAGAGTTAGGTTTCAACGTGAGCGAATATCCAAATTGGCTCTTTGAAGTTTTCGGCGGTAAAGCCCCAACTCAAGGCGCGGCGGAAGCAACGGGAAATGTGAGTGCGCTTGTCGATAAATTCGGCTCAAGCGTTGTGGCAGCAACGGGTTTGCTTGCAGCAATCACAACCACAACCGCAGCGGATTTGAAGTTTGGAAAGTTTGTGGTGAAAGCAACGGCAGCGGATGAGGTTAAAATTTACGCCCTCACCAATGTGGATTTCGGGCGCGGATCATCTTTGGAATATGCTGATGATTCACTCCTCATTGATACATGGAGCGGAATCACTGCCAACGCAACTCATTTGGTGCCCAACCTTGGGATCACTCTCACAGCGGGCGCAAGCGCAACGGCAATGACAATTGGTGATACTGCAACCTTTGAGATTCGCCCGATCAATACACTCAACCGTGAGGTAAAAATTGGGGGCATTTCTGATGTATTCCCTGAATTTACGGGATTGATTTACGCTCAGAAATCCGGCTCAGGCGCGGTGTTTGAAATTGAAGCTTACAAGCTCAAGGCAATCGGCGTGGGCTTGGGCGCAGAGCGCAAGCAATTCGGGCAAAATGAATACACTGCAAAAGCAGCCTATGACACCGTAGAAAATGCGATTTGCAGAATCCGTGAATGCGAGTAAAATCTAAATTGGCACGATGCCAATTGTAATCCTTAGAGCCCCCTTGTCATATCGGCAAGGGGGTTTTATTTTTACGGTTTCCTAAAGTTTTCAACGCAATAGCGGATAAACGCGCTGAGATTTCCTTTGAAAAAATAGTTTGCCCGCGCCTGAATCCGCGTTGCATTCATTTGATTGGTGCGAAATTTCAAAGTGATATTTTTAACTTTTGACGCTGATTTGGCTTTTTTCTTGGGTTTCATTTTTGTGGTCACACTTTCTTTTTTATGTTTTGATTGTAGCACAAAATAAACCGAGTTAAATTAAAAGGGAAGGGCATTTCAAATGTTTGTCAGAGGAAAAAAAGAAAGCGTAAAAATCCGAAAAATCGGAAAAGATTTATATTTAAATCCATTCACCATTGCTGATGAGGAGTGGATGCTTGGGCGTTGGTCAGAGGAAGAAATCAACAAGGGTTTCATCGAGGGCAACGTGCCAATGTTTCTTGCGTTTTTCTGGCAGTTTCTTGATGACGATTCCAAACGATTAGTGCGCGATTGCAAAGTAATGATTTGGGATGGGCTAGTTGAAAAGCAAATGGAGTTTTCCGATCCTGCCGAAAAATTAAAGCATATTGTTTCGGGTGAAAATGAAGTGAGAGCAATCATTGATGCCATCGTGAAAACGCGCCTCTCATCTTTGCCGGATCAAACTGAAAACGAAAAAAAAAAGTTGATGGGGGATTTGCCCTCACAGATACCCAACTCTTTGACATCCTCTCAGGGGAATACGGTTGGAAACGAGAGGATTTCGGCAAGTTAACAAGGCGGGAAATTTCTGATTTGATTGACGCATTAGGTGAGCGCAGAAATGGATATAAAAAATCGGAAGTGC